TAGGGTATAAAAATAGCACTGGCCAATTTTTATGGCTAGTGCTGTTGACTATCTTCTAACTCTATTATCTTTTATAGGTAACTGTTTATAGTCCCCATGGATCTTGAATGCTCGCGGAGAATATAAGTAAGCTTCTCCACTTTCATCAATTACACCAATGCAATCTATTCTCGGATCATAACTAGTTGCAATGTACGTTTTTCCTTTGTCAAAAGCTAAACAAGTTTCACCAAGAAAAGTAACTTCCAGTGTTTTCATTTATTTCACCATTCTTTTAGTTTAAACTCTATTTTTCCAACATTTTCGCATTGATACCAATGGACCTCAAATTCACCTATATCATTACCTTCTAAATCTTGTAAAAATGCCCAACCCTTTACTTTTTGCCAGTTTCTTTTAATGCTTCCGGGGTTCTCTCTTACCAAACGAGCTATATCTCTTATTGGTGCTCTAACACCTTTGCCAGCAATCACCTCAACGTTTGTGATCGTTGATCCCGGTCTGATCTTATATGTTTCTTCTAGGTCTAACGGATTTCTTTTCACACCATAATACTTTTTGACATAAACATCCCGAGCTTTGGCACTCAGAGACTTAGGCAGTTGAATATCTTCAAGTGGTAAAGTATCGCGACGTTTCTCCTCTTTTAGAATATCATGGATCGATGTTTTTCGCCATTGTTTGCTCCACACATCCTGCCGTGCTTTCTTTTTTTCTGGATAGTACTCCGTCACACACCGACAGTTTTCATGCCGATGAAAGACTTCATTTGGTGTCCCTTTTGGATAATCGTAAGTTCCTTCCAAACCACGGCACCAGTCACACGCTTTACCTTTAACCTGGCGCTTAATGACTGCCTTCATACCGGCGTCACTGTGAAACTTTGCATTTTTCTTGATAGCTTCATCCACAACTGACTGCGTGAAATTAACCATCGGATCGCCTAAGACCCACTGCACGTCCGTAAAATCATCGGCACTGCTCAGCTTATTGACAAACCCCTTTACCCGGTCCTGGTCAAAGTCAGGACGCTGGGCCCGCAGTTTCAATCCTACCTGACGATTAAGTCTAGCCTGCACGCCCTCTGTATAATCAGAGACGAGAGAGTAATTATTTTTCAATGTTTCGTTAAGCACCCGGTCGGCAATGTTGAAATACATCTTACCATCAGGCAAAGTCTCTGCTGTGATGTGGACGTTAAGCACCTTAGATAGTATCTCTCCGACCTCCACAGCGTAGGCGTGGGCGTCTTTATAAGTTGCTTGGCCGTCTTCCAGCAATTTTAAAAGCGCCTGGATCTTTTTGGAGTCCACGCGCTGTTTTTCAAAGTCTTTTTTGATTGCCTCTAAAAGCTCAGGTACGATATCAGTCATGCTTACCACCTAGCCCTGTGTAGTCGCGGACCATGCTTTCATCAACCAACCCTGGCACGGCTTGATTGAGCTTGATTGCTGCGTCCCCGATTAATCCTAAGGCACTGGCATCAGCTTCAAACAGTGGTTCCCACTTTGGCACGGTGTCCATAAAGCGGGTCCGCTCATACTGAAAGCCGTCACGCAAGCAAGCTGACACATAAGCCACATTTAAGAGCCCAGAGCCAATGCTGCGCTGGGCTTTTTTACCTGCCAGGCGCAATCCTTCGTGGCTTGCCTTGATGGCTTCCACGCTGGACGGATTGTCCGACACGAAACCGAGGTCGTCTAAGGTAAGCCCCATCTCGCCTGCGAAGCCAGCAGCAGCTGTCCGCAGTTGCTCCGTAAATGGCGACATGCTAGGCGTGGTAAACTGCCCGAGGACTGGCTTGTCGCCGTCATCGTCCTTAGTAAACTGGAGCATGCTTGAAATCGTTGCCCGCCAGCTGTCCATTGGTTCGGCATCCTGGGAGAGCCCAACCACGTACTTTTGCGGGAATGAGTAAAACTCGGCTGTGATGTCAGCCCGCTCCATCGTCCGCTTAGCATATTTTTGATAGTACATCGCTGAGCGTGTAATGCGTGACCGTCCAAATGGTCGGACGGCATCGGGTCTATGGATGACTGGCACCAACAGCGGACGTCCGGTCGGGTTGCTGATACTGTACGAATCGCCACGCTTCGGGTAGTAAACGGTTTGATCTGGTAAAAAGTATGCTTCCAGATCAGGATTGCCGTAGTCGTCACGCGATAAAACGGCGTAGCCCTCAGTCAGTAAGCCTGTGATCGGGTCGATCACACCCGTGGCGTTGCTGGCTTCGATTACCTGGAGACGAGGGAGTCCTGTTTCATCGGCCGAGATATAGACGAAACAGCATGACGCAATCAGGGCCGACAACACCGTACTGTCAAAAAAGATGTCCGGGTTGTTAGCATGAAAAATTTCATTTACTTCGAAATCATCATGCTCAAACTCGCGAAAAACAAGGCGATCTGCCAGGGCATCCACACCCTTAGCACACCAGCCTAAAACTGCCGTATAGCGTAAGCGGATTGACGGCGGGATGGTTATCCCGACATCAGGCTCTCTGTGCTGCATGGCGTAGTGCTTATAGCGCAGATTAACGCGCTGACGCTTGCTAGCCAGCTTGCTTTTAAGATAATCCATACCTTTATACGCCATTTTATCAACTCCTTTCAATTGGCGCGCGAAAAAATGTGCAGTGACGGCGTGAAGGACGGGGCAAAGCCCCGGGGGGTGGGTACCCCCCTCCCTTTTTCGACCGATCAACCGCGATAATTTTTCCACGAAATTGTCTGTGGCAAATTCCTATTCCCGATAATCTCTGGCTTGCCACTGTTTTTATCATTTTTATTGTTAAATAGTTTGTCTGACTTCTGGCGATTGCACTGCCAGTGAGCCAGCTGTAGGTTGTCTATCGCTGATGGATGACCACCTTTGCTGATTGGAATTATGTGATCAATGACTGGACTCAATGGATCTGGTGGCTTGAGTTTCTTGTCGACTGGCTTGCCACAGATACCACAGAGAGTAGCAGTCATTAGTATTCTTTTCTTGTTCTTATCGAAAGCAGTACGATGCTTCCCGACCCTATCCGCCCGGCGCATTGAATCACCTCCCCGGGGGTATTTAATTGTTTTTAATCATATACAGACGCTCATACTTCGATGTCTGTTGTCCACGACCCAAAGTGCCGTGGGCCTTTTTAAACTCGAAAGCAATTTCAAAACGTGGGTCTGTAATCACATAGCTTGAAACAATTACAATATTTTTCTTTGCCATCTCCACACACCAATCGTAAAACGACTGATGATCGAACTTAAAATTGTATAAGTTCTTTGTATTCTCATACGGTGGGTCAAGATAAAAAATAGCATTCTCTACATTTGAGAATGCTTTGTAATCGTGATTGGTAACTTCCAGTTGTTGCAGACGTTCCAGTTGTTGCAGACGTTCCAGTTGTTCTAATCTGGTGGCCGTCTTGTATGTTTCTGTTCGTTTATAACCACCAAAAACGTCATGCTCTTTTATAATTCTAGTCGCAAGATTATATTTTTCATCAGACCATTTTTCGCCATATAAATAACTCCTTGAGGTGTTGCCAAAGGAATTGATCAACAATTTCAGTCTGTCATCTACCGTTTCGTTTTTCTTATCGCGGATGATAAAAAAATCATCTCGAGAAACAATTAATGTTTTGAGCCACTCGCGGTCTTGCGAAACAACTCGCATAAACATTTCTGTGATATTGCTGTCTAAGTCATTGTAATGTACTGGAATTCCATTCAATAACAGCTCTGCAGTAATTGCACCACCGCCACCAAAAACATCATAAACTGGTAAGCCAGTCCCAAAGTTTTGTTTAATTATTTCTACAATTTTTTTAGATATTTTTTTCTTGCTTCCTATATAAGGGAGCCCAATTGGTTTCCCTTTCCTGATCTTTTTTTCATCCAATTTCAAAAAATGACTCATAAAATCTCCTCAATAAAAAAGCCTACCCGTTGCCGTGGGTAGGCATGTATATGATTAGCTGGAGGCTTAATTTTATGAGCAAGCCAACTCAGTGTACATCATGGTACACACACTATCTTAAAGAATGATCTGAGTAGAAAGATCTTACCAATCTTTCT